AAAGAAGCGGAAATGCTTGTTTATATAATATTGAAAAACAAAAGATATTAAGGGTGCGAATAGATGGGTAAAAAAGAGGCTGCTATAATTGTTGGTGTTGGCTTAATTGTAGCTAGTGGGGGTTTAGGTGCCTTTGCAGGTGTACTTGCTAGTTCCGTTGCAGTAGGAAGTACCGTTGCTTCTTTAAGCCTTACTGTAGGTTTGTCTCTAGTAGGTATGGCTTTTTCTGCAACACCACAAGACCCAGATAGTGCAGATGAAGCGGGTCAAAAACTCCAAACAATAAAAAGTAATACTGCACCTGTAGCTATAATTTACGGTGAAAATAAAGTAGGGGGCAATATAATATGGCATACTACAAATAATCATATGGGGGGAACTACCAATAAAGATTATTGGGCAATTATAGCACTTGGAGATGGTCCTATAGAAGATGTTACTGATATGTATTTTAATGAAGATGAAGCAACTAAATCTACTAATTATTTTTATAATGATTATGTATTTGTTCACAAGTACACTTTTTGTAACGGTATGTCTTTGGATGATGTGCAGTTTGTTACAGAGGTAACAGGGAGTCCTCAAGTAGACTTTGGGTATGAGATATTTTCAACGGTTTCAAGTGCTTTTACTGCAAGTACAACAGAACCAGATATTCCCTATGAAGAGCCTTATTATCCGATGGCGTTTGACCCAGAACTTGCAGAGGATGGGGATTTTGATAGTTTTTGGCTTCCCACTACTAATGCGGATGAGTGGATAAAAATTATAGAAGATGCCGTTCTTGATGGGACCGTCGATAATGTAAAAGTGCAAATTGGAGGGGATGCTACTATTTTTGATTACAACTTTGTGCTTCAATATTCTGATGATGATGCAACTTGGTATACAGCAAGTGATACTATGCAATCTGAAAACAGATTAGAGACTGCATACTGGTTGAGTATAACAGGGATAGTAGCAACAAGTCACAAGTATTGGAGAATATATTTTAATAAGATAGAAGCTATTGAGGAATGGAGATTACAACAAAATACTTCCCCTCCTTATGAAGAAGCTTATACTGCTTATAGTCACCCCTTGATAACCCTTGATTATAATGCTCCTATTATTGACATAGAAGTAACGGCTTCACAAAAAAATAATATAACAATACCTAAAAATTTATCTTTCTTAGCTGTTCATCAACAATATGACTCAACGGATTCAGCACACATTCAATTAGACAACTTAACATCCATTGTTAAAGGTAAAAAATTAAGAGGGTTATCGGCAACGGAAATATCAGAAAATTTAACTTATTCAAATAACCCAGCAAGGATAGTTATAGATATTTTAATGGATGGTTTGAGTGTTGAAGCATCTGATATTGATGTTGCAAGTTTTTATGATGTTCACGAATACTGTAATGCAAAAAATATATCTTGTAATATTGTCTTTAATAAACAAATTAGTGCGGATGTGATGTTAAGAGATGTATTAGCTACTATGAGAGGTTTTATCGTTTACTCTGAAGGTAAATGGAAACTGATTATAGACAGAGAGGCAGGGAGTGTTAAAACATTAACCACTGATGATATTATTAATGGTTCTTTGTCTATTGGAATGAAAAATAATAGTGAAATAGCAAATAAAATCACTTTTAAATATATCAATCCTGCTGATGAATGGTTATCCGCTAAAACAACTTTAGAAGATACAGCTTTAGTAGCAATAGATGGTCAAAGTATAGAGCAGATAATAGAAGCTAGAGGGATAACTAATGTGCAACAAACTCAGCTATTTGCACAAACGACTTTAAACGAGATGAGATATAGTGAAGATAGTGATGGAAACGTGCTTATGCAAACACCTCTATCTATAGCTTTTGTAACTACTATTAAAAATGCTGAGTTAGAGGTAGGGGATGTAATTACAATTAGTCATGACTTATTAAACTATGACAGAAAGTTTTTAATTATCTCATTAGAAACAGATCAAAGCGGTGCAATTTCTGTAAAAGGTAGAGAGTATTGTAACACTCACTACACTTACGGTCAAGTTGATGAGTTCTTACTTCTTGAGGATGGTACATCATACCTATTACTAGAAGATGGAACATCAAAATTAAGATTATAAAAAGGAAAATAAAATGGCAGATAGTAAATTATCAAACTTATCAGCAGTATCGGCAGTTGTAGCTACTGATGAGTATTACACTTCCCAAAGTAGTGTATCCAAGAAAGCTACAGCTGCACAAATAAAAGCATATACTAACGCAGGTGTTGCCTCACTAAGTACCTCCCAAGAATGGACAGCTCCACAAAGAGGTCCTTGGACAGAACAAGCAAGCGGCACTTTTACTTTTGCTACGGCTCATAACTTTAGAATTATACCAACAGCTAATGTAACAATAGCAAACCCCTCTGATATTGGAACTGCTTTAGGTCAAAGTGGTGTGATAATTGTTAATGCTGGAACTTATACGGTTTCGTGGGGTTCCTATTGGAAGTTTAATAATGGGGAAGTACCTACTTTTACAGGGTGGGTGTCGGTACCTTATATTGTAGATCATTCAACATCTATTGTTTGTGGAACTCCACAAGTAGATCTTTTAGGACTATAGGATGTTAAGTAATCCAACAGCATTAATGATACAAGGTGGGGAAGAGGGAGAACCTCCACTTAGTGAGCCTGCATCGGACTATATAGCCTACTACCCACTAACAGGTACGGCAGAGGATGTTACCACTGATTATGATGGTGTAGAGTATGGAGGATTGCAATATATTGATGACGTTGAGAGAGGAGGAGTAAGTAATTTTGATGGTATTGATGATTTTGTACTGATGTCCACAGACTCAGCTTTTGCAGTCAATACTACAGGGGAAATATCAATTAGTGCTTGGGTTAACCTTGCAACTATAGTAGGTGAAGATGATATTTTTTCAACGTGTTCTAATACTGTAGCTAGTTACTCTTATTTTTTCTATGTACAGGACGGAATACCTCAACTGGCTCAGTATACAGGGACAACTTGGCATCAAGCGATAGCTTCTAATGCAATCAGTGTTGACACTTGGTATCATATAGTAGGAACTATTAAAAATAGTGGAGAGGTTAGGCTTTATATAGATGGTACACTTGTTGCTAATGTATCAGCAGGTTCAACTACAGCTAATATTTTATCTGTAATCATAGGTAGAAGAAGGGCATACTTTTTTGATGGTAATATATCAAACGTCAGATTTTACAACAGAGAGCTAACAACAACGGAAGTAACGGACATCTACGAGTATGAATTAAATAATCGTTATATACCTGTAGATGAGGGGTTAATAGCTTATTATCCATTAGATAGAAACTCAATGGATAATCATTATAATCAATATGATGGTACTGACACAAGTATAACTTATGACGGAACGAGTGCTCTATTTGATTCAACCTCAGACTTAATAACAATGCCAGCTTTTCAAAATGCAATAACTGATCCTTGGAGTATTACTTTTTGGTATAAACCTACTGACTTTGTGCAGAACAGAACAATAGTGAAAGTCTTTGATAACATGAAATTTTGGCTTGTCGCAGACGTAGCTAATCCTAGTAATTACGGGGTGTGGATAAACAACCAAGCCCCTATAGATACAGGGGTAAACTTCACTAACGGTAGTTGGTATTTTGTATCGGTTACCTGTACATCTACATCATACTCTGTAAAATTTAATAATACAGGCGAACTGACGGGTTCATGTGGTACCCTAACAACAAACACGGATAATACAATAGGTCAAACCTTTGCTACAGCCAATATGAATATATCTAATTATCGAAGATACGATAAAGAACTTTCATCATCCGAAGTTACAGCTATTTATAATGCTGAAGTAGAACAACACGCATAAAAAAGGAAATACAATGTGGATAAATAAAAATATAATACCCTTTACAAAGATAATAAAACCTAGAACGGTAATAGTTGATGAAGTACAATACCCTAAAAATATCTTTACTAAGTGGAGTGAAATAGAGCTTAATGCTATAGGTTTATACACCGTAACTATTAGTGGTTATCCAAATAGAAGATATTACACTGCTGAAACTGTAGAGAATTTTGATACAGATACACCTTCTATAACTTATAACGCAATACCCAGACGGATTGAAGATGTACAAGATTTAATGATAAAAGATTTAGAAGCTATATCTGAGGATAAAGCAAAAGAGCCTATTCTTGATACATCTTATGGTTATTCTGTAAGAGGTAGTAGGGATGATTTAGATAGTTTTGAGAGAGGTAAAAAAAAGGAGTAGAAGATAACGGACATATTCTATTTAATACTAAATGGGTTAAGTTTGATGTGATAAAAGCTTTTACTACAGTTGATGAGTGTATCTTATATGAAAGAACACCTTATGACTATGTTGTAACTGCGGATGATATAGTTATTGATAATGACCTAGTTGTCGGGGATGTAGTTACAAGATATAAAAACAATGTAATAGACTGGAGTTAAAATGCACTTATTTAAAGTACCTCTAAAAACGCTAAAAAACCACCTTATAGTACCGGATGGTTTCTGGGATACTTGGGAAGATGAACGTAAAAAGTGTAACGGTTGTGGTACAGGTTGGAATAAGCACCTGGTACCTAATACTATTTATGGACTTCTTATTCGTATTGCTTGTTGTATACATGACAAAGAATATAGAATAGGGGGTAATGAAAAAGATCGCAAAAGAGCTGATAAAAATCTACATGACAATATAGATATAATTATTGATCTATATGATAAGTGGTATTATCCTTCAGGTCTTGCTAAAATAAGAGCTGATGAATACAGGTTTATGGTAGATGTATTCGGGGATAACGCTTTTAATTATCTTGATGAGGTAGAAATGGAGCTGAGATTATGACGGGTGCGGAATTAGCTTACTTGATATTTAGTATCGTTAGTTTATTTTATGGGGGTGCTGTAGTAGAAGCCGAAACAAAAGGGGCTATTACGCAAAGTATAAATTATGAGATAAATGTAACTAAGTGTGAAAAACAATATCCAAAAATAATAATAACTGATAAGTAATATGATATACTTATAAAAATACAACATTAGGGTAAATTATGCCTCCAGCAGTAAAAAAAGGTATAGCTCAAACTATACTGGTTTTAATGGGTAGTACGTTCATTATTGGTTTAATGGGATGGATGGGCTTAGAGCTTGTTCAAAGTCATGATAATAATATCAAATCTGATCATGTAGTATTGGTTATAGATGAGATAAAAGAAGATACAAAAGCATTTATAAGTAGACAAGATGCTATGATGAGTTATATCTTTGAAAATCAAACTGATATTAAATTAATCAAAACAAACCTTAATCATTGTGTAGCTGATGTAGGTACTAATATAAAACAGATAGAAGCTTGTCGACAAAAACATTCTAAGGGTGGTCACTAATGAGTTTTAATTTAGATAATGTAGTAATCTCAACAAAAGAACATGAGGGTTTTAGGTCTTTACCTTACATCGACCCTTTAGTTAAAATGACGCTGCAAAAAGATGATCCAAAAGCTTTAGAGATAATAGAAAAGTATTTACCTCTTTTGAAATTAACTGCTGGGTATGGAACTCTTCTTTATTTTTCTGAGTTAGAAGGAACTGCACTAGTAAGAACCCGGCTTATACAAACGTATGATGAGTTAATAAGAAGAAAACCTATAGTAACCCATTTTCCTTATGCAGCTCAAGAGGTTCTAGTAGAGATGGCATATCAGATGGGTGTTTATAAGTTATTAAAATTTAAAAAGACTTTTGATTTTTTAATACAACAAGAGTATCTAAAAGCTAGTGTTGAGATGTTAGATAGCCTCTGGTATAAACAACTACATAGACTAGATATGTTAGATGGTACTGATAGCATTAATCGTGCTGAAAAGTTAAGTAAACGTATTGCAGCCCTAGAGTTACCTACTAAGTAGCTCTTTCATATCCTCAACAGATGTAATATCACTTGCTGAAATGCCTCCAGCTCTGTTAATCTGTTTTATATTTCTTTTTTGTAAAGGGCTTGTTACTCCATTAGGTTGTTTAATCTCAGGAGCTACGAATACACCTACAACATCTCGAGTTTCAAAAAGCTTTAATACTTCTTCTTTAGTCATAGGCACACAAGCTATAATGTCAGGGCACCCACTCTTGTTACCTTGGATTACTTTTATGGTCCACGCACCTAATGAGTGTAAATAGTCAGTTACTTTTTTTTGTCTTTTTGCCTCTAACATTATATATGTTCTCCTAATGTATCTAAATCAGCTATTATAGCTTCTAGTTTAGTTCTTATATCATCATCTTTTATATTAGATACTTCCTCTTGTAATTCTCTAATAACTGCACATTGTTCTTCAATATCCCCTAATACATCATCATAATATTCTTGTGTTTTGCTTTGTTCTTCTAAAGCTTCTATGTATTCAGGGTTAAACTCTGATATTTCATTTATTTCACTAATAGATAATCTAATAGAACGTGAAGGCACCCTATCTAAATATATTTTATATCTATCATTACCTATATGTTGAAATGTCATTTTAATACCTTTAACTTTTTATTTTTCTTATACCAACTAGCCGTAAAATCTTTTTTGTTACTCACAGCTTCATACACATACTCATCTATACCACTCACTAAGAAGTGTATAATAACCTCACTATCTCTAGTATGAAAATTCATTTGTCTACCTCGCACCTGTTCATAAGTAACAGCGTGAAAACCAAAAGAGTATATAACTAAATGCTCAAAATGGTTATAATCTACACCATCACTATTTTTACTTAATGATGCTACATGTGGAAATAGCTTAGATAGATGCTTTTGTTCAGGGATGTAGTAAGCTAATATCATAGTATTTTCAACATCAAAGTTATCTAATATGTATTTAACTTTAGGGATACTTTTAAATGAGTGTACTTTAGTTTTACTTTCATCAAAATCATCTACAGCATTAACAAACCCTCCAGATATTTGATGCTTCTTTTGTAGAAGTTTACCAGCAGTATCAGCAAGTATCGTATAATCATCTGGCAGTTCATAGAGTTTATCAGTATCTAACACATCATATATGCGTTGCTGTCTATGTGATAAAGGGATATGATGTAGTTTATCTTGTGCAAAGTATTTATGCCCCGCCTCTTCTTGAGTGATAGTAACTATTAGATGCTCTATATCTTTTTGAATCTTTTTAGTATTGCCTTTATCCCATCCCTTAGCTGTTTTTGGTTTACGTTTACGTTCATCATAACCTATTACTTTATTATAAGGTATACCATAATCCTTATGCCAAGCTGTATAATTCTTATATTGCACAAAAGGGCTTTTACAAGATAATGCTAAAGGACTGTATATACTAGCGTATGTCTCAGGTGTGGGTGTACCACTACTAAAAATAATAGGGGTGTAATAAGAGATAGGTAATATATCATTCCAAATAGGGGAGCGTTTTTTACCTGCATTTGAGATATATCTATGAAACTCATCAATTATGATTAAATCATATTCTTTTAACTCTAAATTCTTTACTTGATGAAAGTTAGTAACTGTACAAAATGAAGGGACTGCTTTTTTTATATCTTTTAAAGCCCCTTTTTTAGTTATTATTAGACAACTTTTTACATTAGCTAAAAGAGCAGCGTATACAAAAGCTAATGTTTTACCACTTCTAACCTCACCAGCTAATATAACTATTCCATATTTAACAAGTTTATCATATAGTTTACGTCCTGCTCTACGTTGATGAGGTTTTGGTTTCATTTTATTCTCCTGTACTCCCAAAACCGCCATCACGCTCAACATCACTATCTATACCAAATAGATACGACTTATGTTCTAGTAGAGTTATTTGAGCTATCTTTTGACCTTTTTTGATCTCTACTGGTTTTTTAGATTGGTCAGTATAATCTTGATAAAATTCTAAAGAGCCTAAAGGATTATGTAATCTTATCTTTATCTCGTCTTTATAATCTAAATCAATCACACCTACACCATTAGCAATTAAAAGCTCTTTAGCTAGTGAACTTCTTAGCATTAGTTGAAGGTAGTGAGAACTATTAAACCATTCTTTATACTCATCTTGTCGTTTAGTTGCTAAGTGATTAAAATTTCTTTTTATGTAATTAAAATCCAAATCAATCGCGACACCCAGACCAATAAGCTTAGACTCTCCTGCACCAATAACTACATCTTCACTTGCATATAAATCAACACACGCACTATGTTTACTACCCTTTGTGGGCTTTTTTCCATTTTTTAATACTTTAAACATCATGTTATTCCTTTTAATTCATTACTATAATCACTTATCTTTGTGATCTCATTTTGCGTATTATCTTTTTTACCTAATCGTAATTGATACTTTAAGATATTACCTTTTAGAAAACCTTTATACTCTTCAGGGGTTAAAGTTTGTTTTATTATGTCAATTGCTTCTACACCTTCCCATAATTCGTAATGGGTGGATGTTTTATTTTTTACTTTGTTTATATCTGCCATAATTTTAACCCCCTTCTTTTACCCTTCCATTGGTCAAGCCCCACTAATCTACGTGTTAACAAAGCATCCTCTTTAGTTAAACCTCCTAATTGTTTATATTTGTCTCTACTCCCTGTAGCATCTGTAATTAAATAAGCCGTATAACTAAACCCTTCCTCGTCATATTTAGATTGAGATGCTTTTATAGTTAACCCTGTTTTACGATAGTGCTCTACTGCTTTACCCTTAGTGATGGCACGGGTAAGGTATATATGCAATACATCTTCAAATGTTGCATTATCGGGTAGTAATTTAACGGAAGTGCCTGTAAATACCCCTTTTTCTATATCTAAACCTACTCCTTCCATACCAGGGATGTCATCACTACTATCTCCAGCTAAAGTTTGAAGCAATACAAATCTATCAGCATCCTCTTTAGATGTCTTATACACCTTACGGTGTGCTGAATGATAAAAGTAATTATTACCCTCTACACCATAGATAACATCTTTATCCCCAGATGCTATAGGGTGTCCTCTCCTAGCATAATACGCTACTACATCATCCGCTTCTACACTCTCAACTATTAACCCCGTAGATTTAGCATATTTCTTTAAATCTATGAGTTCTTTAGTTTGTTCTTTATCTAATCTTTTTATTTTATAATTAGGGTATAAGTCATATCTAAAGTTAGTTGATGGGGTATAGACTAATATATAATCTTTGAATGTTATCATATTACCTAAAAGACTTTCACGTTTACACTCAGCTACTACACCTGCTACAGTAGCTTCAAAAGCTTCATTCATACAAAATGATATCTTATTGCCTACAAAAGTACCTTCCATAGGAGTACAAAAGTCTACATTTGCAGGACTTAGAGCGGTGTAAAATATTAAACTATCCGCATCCACATATAATGTTTTAGTAGGTGTAGGTAGTAATGTCTCTAATTGAATAAGATAAGCACGTTCTCCGTCCATATCTACATTACCGTTAGTAATATCATCTCTTAATTGTTTGATTCTTTTTTGTTGTTCTAATGTCATATTAATTTCCTTTTAATCTAATTCTAAATAATGATAGTGTGCTATCTGTATGTATCTAGCTAAAGTATGGGATATTTTAAAATCAAACATTAAAGCCTCTATAAATAATACCCTGTCTGTAAAGTTATCATACTGACCGTTTTTTATTTCTGTAAGTATACGTTTCATTTGACTCATAGTTTTACTCCTAAATCTTGTAAATGTTCATCACATAACTGTAAATACTTATCATAATCTAAATCTTTTGGTATGTAATCCGTTAAATCCATCATAGGTTTAGCACCATCACTTTTAGGTACTTTATTACCTGTTTTATAAAATATTTGTTTACCATCTATTGAGTAATACCATCTAACAACTTTACCCAGATATTTAGTATCTTTTGATTTTAATACTAATTCTTTGTGATGATTGTCATTTCTTTTTTCTAATGCTTTATTTTGTTTAAGTTGTTTAAGTTGTTTAGATATGTAATTATTATACTCATCTGTATTAGATAATTTTTTACCTTCATAAAATACAGCACCACCTTTTACATTTCTACTAGATGTAAATCTAGCTACATCTTTACAATTATATAAGGTTTCTTCCATGGGTATATTTTTAGATAAATAATCCCTAATTGCTTCAAAAACAATAGGATATTCATTATTTTTTTCAAGTATAGGTTTTCTCTCTTCAGGGTCAATATACACACCTTTAGCTTTTGCTTCACCGTTAGGGTACACCGCAATATAATTATTAACATCTCTTGCAAAAAGAGCGTTATATGTACCGTATTCCATTACCATGTTAGTTTTAGATTCCCATTCAGATACTATACGTTCTAGTTTTTTTCTACTTAATATACCCTTATCTCTTAGAACCTCTACACCATCCGTATTAGATGATACAACTTTAAAACCGTGATATTCTAACTCTTCAATCAACATAAGTAAATATAATTGTCCCGTAAATGTGACCGTTAATAATAAATCAGGGGAATATAAAAAACTATATTTATTTCCAAACTTACCATAACTACCATTTAGTGTAATTTTTAAAACAGCATCCGTTACTTTTGCTTCTTCTCTTTGTTCTTTAGATAATGACATATCTTTTGAGTCTTTTTTAGCTTGTAATCTCTGAGCTTTAATACTAGCGTATACCTTTAAGAATGTTTTAGTTAATTGTTCAGGGTATAATTTTAGATCAATAATCAAGGAAGGATAATAACTAGCTACATCTACGTTAGATAATATCTCATCTTCTTTAGGTATGATAACTAATGATTTTTCTTGAGAGTGTAACCCACCTAATCCTATATTATATGTAGTACTCCCTATTTGTATAGTTTCTTTTTTTAACCAGTCAGGTAATAAAGGTGCCCCTTTCTAACTCTTCTACTATCCAGTTTAATATACTATCTCTGAATTGTATAACTTTAGGTGCTTTATATCTTATATTTTTATTAGTGTCGCCTCTTTTTACCGTCACACCTTTTTTACTTAACTCTTCTCTAAATATAGACTCAGCTATTTGTGCATCTGATTTACTCATAACATCAATATTATATTTTTTACCTATTTTTCTTCTTAAATCTAACATAGGTAAAAGTTTATTATATAAATTAAGTGTTAAGTTTAGATCATTAACATTATATTTTTTAACCTCTAAAGCTTCATCTATTGTTACATCATCGTGAGGGTCATAAGGTAAATCTTGTAGTTTTTGTGAGTTTAATCTAGCACCATATAGTTTTAATGATGCTTGACCTGGTGCTACATCTATAAGGTCAATAGATTCAAAGTATTTTTCTACACTTAACTCTCTATATACCTGCCAATATTTTATCTGGTTTTCAATTATGTATTTAGATTTTTTGTATATTTGAGTAGTATTTTTACCTTGTAACATTAAAGTTAAAATAGGGTCGTCATAAGACTTTGAATTAAAACCTACTAATTTATGTAATTTGATAATTCTTTTTATACATCTTATTTGTAAACCCGTAAAAGGATTATTAAAAGTTTCATATTGTCTTTTAAGTCCTGTTTTTACATCCTTAAAACCTACTAACATATAATTAGGATGTACTTCTATATCATATACATAAATCATAACCTTACCTTCTTAATAATCTCTTTACATTGAAATGATGGAGTCTTTAAACCCACTCTAGTTACTTTAGCTACTGTATTACCTGTAGGTGTAGGAACTACTACAAAATCCCCTACTTTTATACTTCTTTTACATATATAAGTATAATCTTTTGTGAAATCTGAATGAAACTGTACTGATATAAACATAACTATCTACCCTCTCTATACAATAATTTATACTCAAAACTACATACTATCTCATTAGTCTCATTTTGCTTAAACATAGAAGGGTAAAATTTTATTAACTCTTTATCATCTAATAAAAAAGTATGTTTACCGTGAACATCCGTATACTTGTAATCTACTCTATCTTTTACCTCAGAGTATTTATATACTTTACCCGTTACCTCTTCTATAGTTTGCATAATAACGGACTTTTTTAAGTCTTTTAGATATTTAGATGCTTTCAATAAAGTACCTTCGTAACTACCTACTATAGGTTTTATATATTCAATTATCATAATTTTTTCTCCATTCTAGTTATTGCCTCATCTAAAAAATCTACGGCTATTTCTAGCTGACATTTAATAGCACCTAAATGACATAATCTTAGTTGATTCGCTACTCTAGCTTCTACATCTTTTTTAGCTCTTATAATATGAGGTAAAACTCTTTCATATGTATGGCTCATTTTAAGCTCCTTATATTAACTTAGTTGGACACTCTCTAAAGAACTAAGAGTGTCTTATAAATTAATCTCTACGACTTCTACGTGTACGAGCAGGTGCTTCATCTTCAGTTTCCACAACTCTATCTCTACGACTTCTACGTGTACGAGCAGGTGCTTCCTCTGTAGACTCTTCATCTTTTTCAAGTTGAGGGGTATCGAAGCCTTTAAAACTACCTCCGCCCTCCATAGCTTGTACATCCTCTTCAAACGCATAAGGTACAAACTCAGCTATTTGAACACCCGTTAGCCATATAGTAGCCCCGTACTCTTTACCTTGCTCCCATACAGTCATATTACCAAATACTTTACCAGTTGAGCCTTTACCAATACCTGTACCTTCAGGTAAAGATACTTTATTCCCTCCAGCATCATACACATTGATAATTCTATCAGATACCTCACCTGTTTTTTTATTTTCAATCTCAGTAGAGGCTTTTGCATATAACCATACTTTACCCTCTGGGATACCTTCATAGTCATCTCGTGTTTGATAAGGTACTTTAGATAACTCACTTTTTCTAGGTGCGTTATCTTCAATATAATCATCTATCTCATCCATAAGTGGACCAGCATCAACTTCATCTAACTCTAAAGTTACTACATATTCATATTTTTTCTCTTTAGTGTTTTTGTTTTCAATACCTAAACCCGTAATAGCTGCGAATGTAAAAGCCCCTTTAGGGCACAATTCACTATTTATTTTTAATGCTTCAATAGCCATAATATTAACCTCTTCTATTTCTACGTGTACGCTCTTGCTTAGGAGGGTTCACTTTTAAATTGTACTCTTTGTACACATCTGAATCAACACCAGCTTCATCCGCTAACTCAGTTAAGAACTTAACAGCATCTTTTGTATCATTATCTGCAAGAGCAGCATCAATATCTTCACATATCTCAGTTATTAAATTATCATCCGCTACA